CATGCAACGGCATATTCTTATTTAAATGAAACATTAGGGTTAGATGATTTCTCAGCATTTTTGCATGAACCTGCAGTTGCTGAGAAATTCGAACTCTTAACACAGACTACTGCAGATTGGACACATAAAGATTTGGCATCAAATCCACAAGCAAGAAAAGAAGTTGCACGTTCTTTAGCAATCTTTTCGGCGTTTAGTGAGGGTGTATCCTTATACTCATCATTCGCAGTATTGTACTCATTTCAAATGAGAAACATGTTAAAAGGAATTGGCCAACAAATGAAGTGGAGTGTTCGTGATGAATCTCTACATTCTAAAATGGGTTGTCAATTATTCAGACACATGTGTGAGGAATTTCCTGAANTATTGGAAGATAGTAAAGAATCAATCTTNGAAGCAGCAAATCTAATNGTAGAATTAGAATCTCGTTTCATTGATATGATTTTCGAACAAGGTGATTTAGAAAACCTTAAAAAAGATGATTTAAAAGAATTCATCAAAGCAAGAACAAACATTAAGTTAGAAGAATTGGGATATAAATCTCAGTTTACCTACAACAANGAAAAAGCAGAGAACTTGGAGTGGTTTTATCACCTTACAGGTGGATTGACACATACTGACTTCTTNTCTGTTAGACCTACTGATTACTCGAAAGCCAACGAAGGTGAAGATTTCGGTGATATGTGGTAACCCTTAAATAAACAATTATGACATTTGATAATTTAATAGATAACGTTACCCAATGGGCTGACGATAAAAACATATTGAAACCAGAAAACGCCCCAAAACAACTGATGAAAGTTATGGAGGAGTTAGGTGAAACGGCTGGAGCGATAGCAAAGAATAAAAATACCGATGAAATCATGGATGGTATTGGTGATACTTTCGTAACTTTGATTATTCTTTCTAAACAATTAGGACTGAATCCAACCGAGTGTTTGGAAGCAGCTTGGGATGAAATTAAGAATAGACAAGGAACAACCGTAAACGGAGTATTCATTAAAGCAGAATGACACAATCAGATAACATGAGAAATCGATGGAACCGAAGAAGAACTGGTTCCATATTAGCCCCTAACCCTACTGGGTTGTTGGTAAATGTGATAACTCGATGTATAAAAGTAAACAAAATTAAGAAACAAAGACAAAGACAAGGAAAGTAATGGCTAAGAATTACGGAGAAGATTTAGGTTGGGAATTAGGAGTTGATTTCCCAGAGTGGGGTAATACTGAAATATATGTAAAAACAATATCCAAAGGATATTTGTTAGCAGGTGAAAAACCAAAAGATGCATATTGGCGAGTATCCACGAAAGTTGCACAAAGATTAAACAAACCACAAATGGCATCAAAGTTTTTTGATTATATTTGGAAAGGTTGGTTAAACTTAGCAACACCAGTACTATCAAACACCGGTACTGATAGAGGATTGCCTATCTCTTGTTTCGGAATAGATGTAGCCGATTCCATCTTTGATATTGGAACGAAGAACTTAGAACTAATGTTACTTGCAAAACATGGTGGGGGAGTTGGTATAGGCATCAACCAAATCAGACCTGCAGGGGCTAACATTAGTGGAAATGGAACAAGTGATGGTGTAGTACCATTCGCTAAAATTTATGATTCTACGATACTTGCAACCAATCAAGGTTCGGTACGTAGAGGAGCAGCATCAGTTAACTTAAACATTGACCATAAAGATTTTGAAGATTGGTTAGAAATTAGAGAACCTAAAGGAGATGTAAACAGACAATCACTTAACCTACACCAATGTGCGGTAGTGGGTGATAAGTTTATGAGAAAACTCCAAGATGGTGATGAAGATGCAAGAAGAAAATGGGGTAAACTAATTCAGAAAAGAAAAGCAACGGGTGAACCTTATATTATGTACAAGGGTAATGTGAATAAACAAAACCCTGATATGTATAAGAACAATGGGTTGAAAGTTCATATGACAAACATATGTTCTGAAATCACTTTACATACCGATGAATCACACTCATTCGTATGTTGTCTTTCTTCACTTAATGTAGCTAAATACGATGAGTGGAAAGATACAGATTTAGTTTATACTGCAACTTGGTTCTTAGATGGTGTATTGGAAGAATTTATCCAAAAGGCTAAAAACTTAAAAGGATTCGAAAACTCAGTTCGTTCTGCAGAAAAAGGTAGAGCATTAGGATTGGGTGTATTGGGATGGCACACTTACTTACAGAAAAATGGTATTCCATTTGAAGGTATGGCTGCACAATTCGAAACTCGTAAGATTTTCTCTCAATTAAAGATTGAATCAGAAAGAGCATCGAGAGATATGGCAGTTGAATTAGGTGAACCTTTATGGTGTAGAGATAGTGGGATGAGAAACACTCACCTACGTGCAATCGCACCTACGGTATCTAATTCTAAATTAAGTGGTGATGTATCTGCTGGTATTGAACCATGGGCTGCAAACGTATTTACTGAACAAACATCTAAGGGAACTTTTATTCGTAAGAATTCTGAATTAGAAAAAGTTCTAAGAAAAGTGGGTATCAATACCAAAGAAACTTGGGATAAGATTATGGCTGATGGTGGTTCGATTCAAGATTTACAAGAATTGGATGAGTTCAGATACTTAAACGGAAAATTGGTAAAGAAAGAAGATATATCAGAAATAGATTATGAAAAATCATTCAACATTAAAGATGTATTCAAAACTTTCAAAGAAATTAACCAATTAGATTTGGTAAAACAAGCCGGTATTAGACAACAATACATCGACCAAGGTGTATCACTTAACTTGGCCTTCCCATCAACGGCAACTCCAAAGTGGATTAACCAAGTAACGATGGAAGCTTGGAAACAAGGAATTAAGACGTTATACTACATGAGAACTGAATCAGTACTTCGTGGAGATATAGCAACGAGAGCAATGGACCCTGACTGTTTAAGTTGTGATGGGTAGATAATTAACAATAATAGGAGAAAACAAAATGATTGAAGTAAAAAGATTCCACGCTGAATGGTGTGGACCATGTAAAGCATTGGCACCAGTATTTGAAAACATAAAAAGTAATCATACTGATGTAAAGTTTGAAGATATTGATGTAGATGCACAATTTGAAATTGCATCAAAGTATGTAATTCGTTCGGTACCTACTGTTATTGTTGAAAAAGATGGAGTAGAAGTTCAGAGGTTTGCAGGATTGCAAGCAGAGATGACCTACAATAATGCACTAAATGAATTAAAAATTGCATAGTTGAATTCAAAACCAAATTTAATACTTACTGGATGTAGTATGAGTCATGGTCACGGTTTACCTGATTGTTATGACCCACCCATTGGCGGTGCGCCCGAACATCAAAGTCAGTATTCATATGGTCGTTTATTCTTAAATAGGAATAGACACTCTATTGGAAATTACATTCCTTTAACTTATGGTGGCCAGAGTAATAATGAAATTATTTATAAATTATTATCTACTAACATTCAAGAAGGTGATATTGTAGTAGTTCAATGGACATTCTTTACTCGTGATTTATTTTTTGATAAGCCACAACCTCGTAGAGCGGGTGAGTTTGATGAGGAGTATATGGAGTATTTGACAAAACTATCATCTAATCGAGATTTGGCCATTAAAAATTTAATGAGTATTTACAATTGTGTAAAATACTTAGAATCAACAAAGGCTAATATTATAATGTGGTTTGTAGAGGGGTTTGAAGTAAAAGATTTTCATGGAGGATATGAGGATTTTTATCATAAACTTTTTAGTGAAATAGATAAGTATAATGTTACTGGTGAATTATGGAATCCCATATTCACTACTGATATTGTTGAAGATACATCAAAAACTAACAAAAAACCAGATTATTTAGATTTTGGATTAGATAATTTACATCCAGGTGTAAGAACTCATGAAAAAATGAGTTTACTTTTAGAAAAAATAATTAACAATAAATTTTTACATAATGGCTAGTATAAAAATGGTTACTATTAAGGATGAAAAAGAGAGAGTAATTAAGGGAGTTCCTAAAGTTTCGTCTTCTTTATCCAAAAAATTGATTCACCCAACAACGGGTGATGAAATGTTCTTCGTTGATAAAAACGAAGGTATGAGATTGGGATTGATGTCTAAAATGAACTTCAAAAACATCTGTCCAATTGCACAAAATATGTGTGAGATTACAATAAAGATAGAAAGAGTATAAAAGATTTGGATTATCCAAACTTTTTTCGTATCTTTGTATTATATAAAACTTAAAATACTGTTATATGAATCGTTACAATGAAGTTCAGCTTGAAGAAAACTATAATAAGTTTATTGAGGCATTGAAGAAATCTTTAGATGGGGAAAGATTAGAAAAATTACTCCATATGTACTCAATGGATGAACTAGGTCCAAATCTAATGTTATCACCTGCGAGTGGAAATGTAAATTACCACAATGCTTATGAAGGTGGGTATATAGACCATGTTATGAATGTGGCTAGAAACTCACTTCGTATGATGAAACTTTACAAAGAAGCAGGTGGTACTGTTGATTTTACCCAAGAAGAATTACTATTTTCTGCATTTCATCACGATTTAGGTAAATTAGGTGAGAAGGGTAATATGGGTTATAAAATCCAAGAATCAGAATGGCACCGAAAGAATCGTGGAGATGTTTATACATGGAACGATGATATCAGTTATATGACTCATACTGATAGAACTTTTTACTTATTATCTCAATATGATATAAAATACTCTGAAAGAGAATTTTTCGGTATCAAACTTACCGATGGTATCTATGATGAAGATAATATGAAATATCTTAAAACTTTTGATATTAAGAAATCGCAAAGGAGTAATATTGGTCATGTACTTCATTTTGCAGACCACATGAGTACTCTTATCGAAAGAGACTTTCAACGAAATGCACCCTTTTAATGGATATTGAACAATTATGGTTTTTTAGTAATAGATTACGAGGTGAAGCTCACCCATCTTCTAAATTAACCACCGAACAAGTCAGAAAGATTCGAGAATTATATAATCAAGGATTCTCAACCAATGTTATTGCACGAAACTTTAAAGTAAGTAAGTGGAATGTTGAACAAATAGTAAAAAATAAAACTTGGACACATCTTTAGAAATAAACAAAATCTATAATGAGGATTGTTTAGTTACTTTATCAAAAATGGAAAATGATTCTATTGACTTGGTTGTAACTTCACCCCCTTATAATAAAGGACATTGGTTGCGAAACAAATCAAAAACCAATGGATGGATTAGAACTATTGATTACGAAAGTTTCAATGATGATTTACCACAAGAAGAATATGTGGAGTGGCAAAAGAAAGTGATTAGTGAATGTTTAAGAGTTTTAAAACCAACAGGTTCTCTTTTTTACAATCATATAGATATAATGACTAACCACTTGACTATTCACCCAACTTGGGTTTATGACTTTCCATTAAAACAAGTAATTATTTGGGATAAGTGTGGAACTCCAAAGATTGACAAATCTTATTTCTTACCATTTACAGAATGGATATTTTGGATTAAGAAAGAAAAAGATTCTATACCTTATTTTGATAGAAACAATTCTCTATTCAAAAAGAACATTTGGTCAATACCAAGAAGCCAAGAATCTAACCATCCGGCTCCATTTTCGGAAAAGATGGTAGAAAATGTTGTATTATCTTGTAGTAAAGAAGGTGATATAGTTTATGACCCATTTATGGGAAGTGGAACAACTTACAAAGTGAGTAGAAAGCACAATCGAAATGTAATCGGTAGTGAGATTAGTGAAGAATACACCAAACTTGGTGAAAGTAAAGTAAATAAACACAAATTCTTTTGAAAGAACTAAATTTTTTTGATTTTAAATCAGTAGGAGAATCATCTATTAAACTACCCAAACCCATAATTATGGAACATGATGGCATTAAAGTAGTTAGAGATGATTTATTAGATGGTGGTACAAAGAGAAGAGCATTCAATGTTTTTGTTGAATCTTTTCCAGAAATACAAGAATGGGTATATGCTTCTCCACGAGAAGGGTATGCTCAATTATCTCTTGCTTATGCCTGTCATGATTTGGGTAAGAAAGCTACTGTAACTGTTCCAAAGGGAAAGCACAATTGGTTAACAACTGAATCAATCAAATTAGGTTGTAATATTATAGAAGTTCCAATGGGATACCTCACTAATATTCAGGCTAAGGCGAAATATTATGTTGAAGAAAATGAAGGTTCTCAACTAATTCCTTTTGGTGGAGACCATCCAATCATTATAGAGGCTATGAAAAACGCCGCACTTTCACTTGAAATAGAACCACCTAAAGAAGTTTGGACTGTAATGAGTAGTGGAGTTCTATCGAGAGGATTACAACTTGCCTGGCCTGATGCTAAAGTATATGGGGTAAGGATTGGGCATAACACAACAGAACGAGAACGAGGTAGGGCTGAAACATTCTTATCAAAGTATAAGTTTAACCAAGAATGTAAAGAACCAGAAAGACCTCCATTCCCATCATCATTAACTTATGATAGTAAAGCTTGGGAATTTATCAAAGAACATGCTTCACCAGGAGCTTTATTTTGGAATGTNGGAAAATAATTTACTTTTTGCTTGTTTAATCCAAATTTATTTCGTATATTTACAAAGTAAATGAGTTAATAGACAATAAAAATGT